CGAGTCTCCTGCCCATTCTACGAGTTCTTTAAAAAAATCCCCGTGTGTCTTGTCCACATCAGAGAAATTATAATATCTTAAATTCTCGGAGCTAAATAAATTAAGAAGATGCCGCTTAATATGTTTATCCATTTTCTTAACATCTCCTTTTCCCATAGTAACATTTTCCGTGTAACGTAACTGTTTAGCAAGTTCATAAGCACCTCCCTTCCACCATCTAAAACCTATCTTAATCAAAGAGCCTCTCTCAATATTTTGGCGGTACGTACCAACTATCGAAGATATAAAATAGGTCTTACAAAAAGGGATGAAGAACTCTCGACACTTATTTGCCATTTTCTCGTACTCTGCTTTAGTGGCTTTGTCCCATGCATTAAACACTTCTTGCTTATATGCAATGGACCATAAGTCCTTCTCCATTTCAAATCGACCAGTTTCCAAGTAATTCTCCCAAGCCCGTTGAATTTCCTGTAAAACAAATTCAAGTTGGTCTATTTTTTTCCCAGATGATGTAACTTTATAGGTAACATTACATATTTGAATAGTGGGAATAGAAGGTCCCTTTCGTGGGCCAGCAGAAGTGCCAGGATTAAAGCTGACCGTAAGGTGTAAATCATCAAGATCGAAAGTAAAAACTCGAGTCTTGAAATATTTCTTTACACCCATATAATCATACATCATGCTAAGGGCTTTAGCACCATGAGAAGCCATAATATTCTTAGCGTTCTGGGTCATGTAATGCGTGTCATTGGAATATTCATTAAGTAACATTGGCAATTTTTTTGGATAAAAATTCTCTTTAGACATAAAAGAATTATTAAATCCAAATTTTGACCCAAATGTCATATGATAAGTCGAAAACTTAAGAGCAGCCATTTGTGCCAAATTAATGGGAGGAGCCCCTTCAAACATTTGTTTTTCCATTTTAAAATGGCGGAGCTGATGACGATCCCATTCTCGATAATAATCCTTGACAGCATCCCAGATCATAGGAAGATGTTGATTAGAGGGATAAGGAGTATTTAATAGTCGCTGGTGTAATAAAATTTGATTTGGTGGCGTTTGTAAACTAACTAACAGTCGAGTCTCTTGTATAGGACTCATTGCGACTTGTAGATCAAATGCATTTAACGTTCTTACATATAAATTTTCTACCATCATCATAAGTTTATATACTAATTCCTCGTCCGTGAGCACTCGACGACCTTCATATCTAGACATGACAATTCGCAAATTGGGCAAATGCTGAAATTTTTTTGATATTATCAAAACCTCAAGATTGCAATACTCACAATCTCGATGGTGAGCACAAAATGTAGCTTGTACTCTTTTAGTCATATATTTTCGTGAAAAAAGGTGATTCGAGGGTCCACGACGGACTAGTCTTTTCTTTACTGATATTAAATAACTCATGACGGTTGAAATTTCCTGAATTGGGGTTCTTGGAGACAACTGTGCTGCCAAGAAGTTAAACTCCCGATACCTTTTGGCTTTCGGCTGCTTTGGCCTGATTCAGCCTTGCGACCTCACGTCAGGTTGACTCACGTTCAGTTTCACGGCTTGCAACGATCTTTTGATGTCGCTTGCTGGCTTCCCGGCTTTGGTTTGACCCTTTGCCTTTTCCCCAGCTTACGGTTCCCACGAGCTTGGCTCTATGGTTCCGTTTGCCCTGATCCAGACGAAAAGAGTTCTCTGACCTGATTCGCCCGACCCTGCCTTTGATCGCGTTTGCTGGTCTCCCGGTTTCGGTTTGACCCTTAACCTTTGCTCCAGCCAGCGAAAACTCAGATTCACATCCGCATTTTCGCCGATCAGGTTCATCACTTTCGGCTCTTTCTCTGGTTCCTCCGATTACTCAGAAAGAACCCTTCGAATCGGCCTGAGCAACTCTCCCGATTCCCGCCTGATCTTTGGCTTGATCAAGCCTTGCTGACTGTCCCCTTGGACGTCGCCTCGGATTCAGTCTACGGTTACCCGTACCGCCGAACTCCTTGCTTTGAGACTTGCCTCAGCTCTCCGCTTTCGCCTCGAGCTTCTGCCTGTTGGTCTCCTGGATTGGTCTCCCAATCCTTTCTCCCAACCCGCGGATTCGAGACTCCTCGTCTCCGCCAGTCCCTCTGCTCAAGATATCTGAGAAGCGTTTCTCATCAACCTCTCGG